CAACAGGAAATCAATTTACTTAAATACAGTTGGATAGAAGTCCAACTACATTAATTATTGGTGAGAATGGTGCTGGTAAAAGTACTATTCTTGATGCTCTTTGTTTTGGTTTGTTCAATAAACCATTTCGTAACATTGCAAAGAAACAACTAGTAAACTCTGTCAATAACGGTAGTTCAGTTGTTGAAGTAGAATTTAGTATTGGTACTAAAGAGGTAAAGGTTGTTCGTGGCATAAAACCTAATGCATTTGAAGTATATGTAAATGGCAATATGATTAATCAAGATGCGAATGCTCGTGATTATCAGAAACATTTAGAACAACAGATTATGGGACTGAACTATCGTTCTTTCACACAGGTTGTTATTCTAGGTTCTTCTACTTTTGTACCATTCATGCAACTACCAACTAAGGCAAGGCGTGAAGTGGTAGAAGATATTCTAGACATTAAGATATTCTCATTGATGAATTTCTTATTGAAGAATAAAACAAAAGAACTAAATGAAGAAACTCGTAATGTAGATTACAATTTTGATTTGACTAAAGAAAAGGTTAAACTGCAAGAGAAGTTTATCAAAGAAGTAGTTAATAATAAATCAGAGATTATTGCTGAGAACCAACAAAAGGTACATGATAATCAATTTACTATTAATGCAAGGAAAGAAGATATCCTAGCACTTGAACAGGATAAGAATAACCTCTCTTATAATGCAGAAGAACAAGCAAGACTAGAAGATAAGATTCAGAAACTTAGTAAAACCGAAGCAGCACTTCAAAACAAGAGGAGTAACCATGAACGCCAGATTCAATTTTTCCAGACAAACGATGAATGCCCGACTTGCGAACAGTCGATTACAGAATCAACAAAGCAGACGCAGACAGAACGTAGAAACGAAAAAGTCAGAGAACTTGAAAGAGCAATCGGAGAACTTGAAGAACTCGAAAACGGAGAAAAGTCTAAACTAGATGTTATCATATCAAATCTAGAATCTATTCGTAAACATGATGTAGAGATTGCAAAGATTCGTGCATCTATTAAAGAGATGGAATTATTTAACGAAAAGTTAAAGAAAGATATTGAGACATATGAAAGTGGACAAATATCAGAAGAAGATAAAGAGAAACTTGCAAAACTCAAAGGACAGATTGAACTGATTGAAGAGCAAAAGTCTAAGTTAACAGAAGATAAGTTTTACATTGATGTTGCTCGCAATCTATTACAAGACACTGGTATTAAGACAAAGATTATCAAACAGTACTTACCGATTATGAACAAGTTGGTAAATACATATCTTTCGTCTATGGACTTCTTTGTTAACTTTAACATTGATGAGAACTTTAACGAAACAATTAAGTCACGCTTTCGTGATGAGTTTTCTTATGCATCATTTTCTGAAGGTGAAAAGATGCGTATCGACCTTGCATTGCTATTTACATGGAGAGCAATTGCAAAGATGAAGAACTCTACTAACACCAATCTATTAATCCTTGATGAGATATTTGATTCATCTTTGGATGGTACTGGTACAGATGATTTCTTAAAGATTCTAAACACATTCCATGACCAAAACGTATTTGTCATTTCTCATAAACAAGATATGCTGTTTGACAAATTCAGAAGTGTAGTTAAATTTGAGAAGGTGAAAAACTTCAGCAGAATAGCAGGAGATTAATATGATATACAAACTACTAGAAGCATCAAATCCTTTATTAAGGATGCAACTTCCCGAAACATCGGCAGAAGAAATAAAAGAAAAACATGACTTGACAATGCAAGAATTGTTTGATAATCTAAAGGGTACTATGGCTGCAACAGGGGGTATTGGACTCTCTGCAAACCAGTGTGGTTTACCTATTCGTGCATTTGTAATGTACACCAACTTTGAGGAAAAGAAAGCCACCTTATTCCTCAACCCCAAAATAACATGGGAGTCAGAGGAAACCTCGACATTCACAGAGGGCTGTTTGACTTACCCATTCCTATTCCTTAACCTATCACGACCAAGTCGATTGAAATACACATATACTGATATTGATGGAAATACCCAAGAAAGTCAGTTTAGTGGATTGAGTGCTAGAGTGTTCCAACATGAGTACGACCATATGGAAGGTAAGAACTTTACTATGCTCGCATCTAAACTCAAGTTAGATATGGCAGTCAAGAAAGCAAGGAAAAAAATCAAAAAAATCTAAAAAATGCCTTGACTTTGTTCTTAAAACAAAGTATACTATGCTAGTAATGATGAGAAAAGGGATGAAATTGGATACAAAATTAATTTTAAATTTGTTTCAAAAACATCTTGACTTTTGTTCTGAAAACGTATATAATGAATATACAAACTGTGAAAATAACTAGGAGAAATATATAATGGCACACGAACTTGAAATGGTAAATGGTGAAGCACAAATGGCATATGTCGGGAATGTTCCTTGGCATGGACTAGGTACTAAGGTTGAACATGACCTTACGCCAGGTGACTTCCAAAAGGTTGCTGGACTTGATTGGACAGTAGAGAAACAACCCCTAACAACTGCGACAGGTATTCCTATCAAAAATAAGGAAGCACTTGTTCGTACATCTGACAACTCTGTATTAGACGTTGTTGGAACTGGATGGAATCCAGTACAGAATTCAGAAGCATTTGAATTCTTCCACGATTATGTGATGGCAGGTGACATGGAAATGCACACTGCTGGTTCACTTAAAGATGGACAAATGGTTTGGGCACTTGCAAAGACAAAAGAGTCTTTTGAGTTGTTCAACGGTGACCAAACAGATAACTACTTTCTGTTTACTAACCCACACCAGTTTGGTAAATCTATCAATATTCGTATGACACCAATTCGTGTTGTATGTAATAACACTCTTACATTGTCTTTATCACAAAGTTCTGATAAGATGGTTACGGTAAATCACCGTAAAGCATTTGACCCAGATATGGTTAAAGAACAAATGGGTATTGCTCGTGAGAAGATGGAACAATACAAATCAATGGCAGAATTCCTTGGTGGAAAACGTGCTACTGGTGACAATGTAATCCAGTACTTCAATGAAGTATTCGGTGCGCCTGCAAAAGCGAAAGAAGATGGAGTTCTTCCTTTCACTTCTCGTAATGCTAAAATTGCGATGGAAAACCTAAACACTCAGCCTGGTGCAAACTTTGCCCAAGGTTCATGGTGGCAGGCATTTAACTCTGTTACTTACATGACAGACCACTTGCAAGGTCGTGAAGGTGATTCACGTTTGCAGTCTGCATGGTACGGACGTAACCGTAAAGTAAAACTCAACGCTTTAGATAAAGCACTTGAGTACGCTGAGGCGGCATAAAAAAACTTAACGAAAGGGGTTGAAACGCCCCTTTCGGATACCTATATAATATGGGTGCAGTTCGTAAGTCGTCCAGTTGTCACAAACGGAACACCTACTCTGTGACACAAATTTTGGGTTTTGGTAGTTTCCCTCACAAAAAACTACCATTTATAAATATATTTGATATGCCGATTATCGGGTATCGAATTAATCTTGCTTAATAAAGGAGAAAACTATGGTAAGCATAAACACAGTAGAGAACCCTTTCGATAGGGTCAAAACTTATTCTATCGGTTTTGATAGAATGTTCAACACTCTCTTTGACGAGAGTTTTGTTCCCACAACAAACTATCCCCCTTACAATATCGTAAAGACATCGGATGAAAAGTATGTAATTGAAATTGCAATTGCTGGTTTTTCTAAGAACGATATTGAGATTGAGACAAAAGAGAATACTCTTACAGTAAACTCTAAATCTCGTCCAGAAGGTGATGATGATAAAGAGTACATCCACAGAGGTGTATCTGCACGAACTTTCAAAAAGGCATTTAGTCTTGCTGAAGATGTGTTCGTACAAGGTGCGACATTTGTGAATGGAATGTTGTGTATCGAACTTGAACGTATCGTTCCAGAGGAAAAGAAACCTAAAACGATTAAAATCAAGTAATTTACTGTGGGGGGAAAAATCTCTTGACAATCCCCCCATTTTAGTGTATGATGTGTATTAATCATCAAATTACTGGTGATTGAATTTTAATAATGGAGATAATATGGCTAGAAAAGCACTAACTAAAAGAGAAAAGACCCTAAGACTATTACAAACTGGTAAGAACGTCACATGGGAAACTCTTAGAACTAAACTCGATTTGACATCACCTAGAGCAATGATTGACACGCTGAGAAGCGAAGGCAACTGTATCTATGTGAATACTTTCAAAGGCAAAACTGCATATAGAATGGGTGAACCATCTAAAGGTGTAATTGCTGCTGGACTTAAAGCATTATCGGGTACTGATTACTCTTACTCAAGCTAATCAATCTGCGGTGGGGGGTTCGCCCCCCATCCAACTTATAGGATGTACAATTTGAAAAATATTGATTACAAATATTCAGAAGATAGGATTCTGAAAGAATTGCAAGTATACATTGATAAGACATACTCTGCACACTACTCACAAAACAAGTTTCAGGCCACGGAGTTTATTATGGACTCTGGACATGGCGAAGGTTTTTGTATCGGGAATATATTAAAGTATAGTCAACGGTACGGAAAAAAAGACGGCAAGAACAGAAATGACTTGCTAAAAGTAATCCATTATGGTATAATGGCACTACACAATCACGATATAAATGGAGATAAATGATTATGCAACTTAGTAATGATACCAGAGATGTTCTAAAGAACTTCTCAACAATTAACCAAAATCTTTTGGTAAAATCTGGTAATGTGATAAACACAATGTCAGCGATGAAAAACATTGTGGCGAAAGCGACTATCCCAGATACATTCGACAACGAATTCGCAATCT